CGCCAGGCTGGACTTGGTCGCGGGGGATTTCCAGCCCGTGAAGCAGGGTTCCGGTGTAGCCCTCGTGGTCGTAGTGCAGGCCGTTGGGGTCTGGTGCGCCCGCGATCCAGTAGCACCACGTCACGAACGCCGAGCAGTCAGCGTTGATGGGGAACTTGGGGGGATAGACGCCGATAGCGCTCATGCGCTCGGGGCCTTCGGTGTAGTTGAAGTGCGCTTTGTTGTCGTGCGCCCACTTCGCCCACTCGACGATTGCGTTGCGTGTGTCGGACATGATGCTCCTTAGTTGATGCCGATGACGGTGATACTGCCGAACGCGAGGGTCGCGGTTCCGCTTGCGGTCTTTGCCTGCAGGGTCAGGTAGAAGGGCTGGATGCTGCCAGGCTGGTAGATGTACGAGCCCGAGAACTGCTGACCCGAGTTCTCCAAGACGCCAATCTCGTAACTGTAGAACGGCGTGGATGAGGCTCCGTTGCCCAGCCCTACGAACAGACCCGTCGCAGGCTGGGCGGCTGCCGTTGCGCCGAGGTTGAACGTGACGAGGTAGGTCAAGAAGCCCGAGATGTTGGCGTTCGTCACCAGACCGACCGTAGCGAGGTAGGGGTTGCCCGAAAAGGCCGTGCCGATGCTGATACCGGCGTTCGTGGGGGTGCCTGAACTCCACGCGCCACCCTGCCGCCAGAACGAACTATCCGATCCGTCGCCGAGGGAAGTGAGCTGTGCGCCGTAGGTGGTCGTGTTCTTGATTGCCATTAGTTCCTCACGGGGTACGGGTCGAGGGTCAGCGTCGTGTGCCAGTAGCCAGGGTCGGCGCTGAAGTCGTGCGTGATGCTCTCGACTGCCATCTGCAGGTTGATGTAGGGCGAGGTTCCGGCGTTGGGAGGGGTGCGTCGGAAGGCAATCACGTCGGCGAAGTTTGCGCCCAGCATGACTGGCAGGTTGTATCCCTCGACACCGCCCACCGTCACCTCACTCGTTAGCGTAACGCTGTTCACTCGGGGGAGCGGAGTGCGGAAGATGTAGCCGAGGAAGTAGGCCGTTGATTGCGCGTCGGCCAGCGAGCACGAGACGGTGGAGGACTTGCTCAGGGTTGAGTATCCCCAGCGCCCCTCGTTGCCGGTGTTCTCGTAGATTTGGTCTACGCCAGCCTGAGGGGTGATGCGTACCGTAGTCCAGAGGTCTACGTCATCGGTGAGAATGTCTAGGCCGTTGATTTCGTAGGGGTAGCCGGTGCCATCGTCCGAGATGGTATTGACGTTGGCGTAACTGCCCTTCGTCCATGAGTAGGTCGGGGTTCCCACCGGCGTAGAGGCTGGGGTGAATGACCATGTGCCGTAGTACGTCTGGGGGTTGAAGTGGAACTGCCCGTTGCGGTACTGGTAGAACGAGCCAATGTCCGTGTCGGTGATTTGCTGGATGAGGTCGAGCGCCGTTGATCCGTTGATGGGGCTGTCCCAGTAGTACGGTTCGGTGGCGACTGCGCCCTGCCCAGAGCCGTAGGAGTAGGGGGTGGTTCCGGCGGTGTTCGGGCCGTTGCCAATGACGAGCTGAGGGACGCTCAGGGAAGCCTGTGCGCTCGACGTGCCGCCGGTAATCGTGCCGAAGCCTGCCAGGGTCAGGATTTCCCCGATGCGGTCTGCCGAGTAGCACTTGTTCGGCGTGACGGGGTAGCCCAACTGAAGCATGGAGCCTGCGCGGTAACGCTGCTGGATTTCGGTGGGAACCGTCGAGGCCACGCTAGAGATGACGATTTCGTCAATTTGCCCGTTGTAGGAGAACACGTTGGAGGCGTTTGCGCCGATGTTGATGCCACCAGTCGGGTAGGTAATCTCCGTCGCGGTCTGACCAGTGGCGTAGAACACCCCGTCGCAGTAGAGATACAGCGCTCCCGAGATGATGGCGAGCCCGACGTGGTGCCAGTAGCCGTCGTTGATGAAGTTGCTGCTTGAGGCTGCCGCCGATGACGAGCCACCGATGAAGCAGTGCAAGACGCCTGCGTTGCCCACCGAGAGGACTACCGAGTACGAGCTTGAGACGGTGCCGTTGAAATAGACCTGGGCAATCTGGTTCAGGCTGGTCTGCTGACCGAGCACCCAGAAGTCAATGCCGCCGAAGTTGGGCGAGGACGAAGGACGAGGCAGGGAGAGCGCACCGGCAGCGACGTTGCCCGAGCCTGAGAGATCCACACAGCCGTCGGTGTCGTAGATGATGACGCCGTTGTCCGGATAGGAGATCTGCCCCGAGAACGTGCCGTTGGTGTTGCCCATGTAGTCGTAGAGCGTGTTGAGGTAGACCAGCCCTGCCGACTGCGACGTGGTGTTCGCCGTGACGGTCACGTTCACCGTGAAGGACGTGACCACGCCACCAGAGGACGTTACCGAGGCGATGGGCAGGTTCGTGATGTTGAACGTGGTAAGCCCTGCGAGCCCCGTGACCGTGACGTTGCCGCCGACGTAGAAGTTCACCGTCGAGTTGATGATGTTGTAGGTGATGGCAGTTCCGGCAGAGTTGGACGTTGCGCTCGTGACCGTAGCGACGGCGTAGTTCGAGCACCGATACCACGATTGCGCGGCAGGGGAGGCCGCGTAGGTCTGCCAGAACGAGGGGCGGTGCAGGTACTTGAGGCTCAGGTACTTGAGCAGGTCGCTGGCCTCAACGTCGAGGTCGGAGTTCAGGGCGTCGCCGACCTTCTCCGAAACGCTGTCAATGATGCCGTAGAAGGTGGGGTAGGTCGTGCCTGACCAAGTGGCGGTGATGGCGATGGGCAGACGCGCCGTGATGGTGTTCGGCGATCCGTTGAAGAAGCCGTCGCGGTTGTTCAGCGTGGCCTTGAGGGTGGTCGCTTCTACGCGGTCAAGGTAGTGCTGCTTGCCTGACTTGGTGGAGAAGTCGCGCAGGTACGCCGAGCAGTCTGTCCAGTAGGACGAGTTGGTCAGGGGAACCGTGTTTGCGGTGGTCAGGGTGTTGCCGCTCGCCGTCGGGCTGAAGGCGATGTAGACCTTGATGGCAGGAAGCGAGGCGATGGTCACGAGAGGCGGCCTTTCGTGGCAGGCTTAGGGCTGGGGCGCTGGGCGGTGGTGCCGTAGAGGTTCTGCATCCGGCGGCTGTCTTTGGTCTGGGCGTTGCGGATGAGAATTGCTAGGGACTTGATGAACTTGGGGCTGGTCAGCAGGGCGTCAATCAGCACCTCAAGGTCAATGTCCACTTCCCAGTCGGTATCGTCGTGCGCGAGGTCGGCGTCAAAGTCAGCCATTACTTGCTCACCTTCACCTTGACGGTGTGCTTGGTCTTCTTAGTTCCCTTGCTGCCAGGAGACCAGGGGCTGTACGAAGCAGCCATGCCTGCCGCCTGCGTGTTCTTGGTCGTGTCGGTTCCGAGAACGGGCAGGGCAGGGTGACCAGGCAACCAGCCGAACAGGGTGTTCAAGGTCAGGGCTGCCATGTCGTATGCGCCGCCGACCTTGTTGGTCTGCCATTCGTTCTGGGCTTTGGAGAAGTCGCTAGCCGAGGGGGCGTTGTGCTTCCACAGCTCGGAAGCCACGAGGACGCCAGCGCCGATTGCCAAGCCGATAGGGCCAGCCTCGATGGCGGTTTCTGCGCCGAACGCCCCAGCCATCTTGATACCAACGCTGGCAATCTTGGTGGCAAGTGATCCGACAAAAACAGAGGCGAGCACGGTTGCTAGCGTATTCATCGCGGCGGGGTGCGCGGAGAGGTAGTTCATCGCGCCCTCGAGGATGTTCGCGCCGTTCTTGATGTAGGGGATGAGTTTATTGCCGAACGTTATCGCGGAGTTGGTGAACTGCGTCTCGATAATCTTCATCTGCGCCCCGAGTTGCTGGGCAGCAGCGTTGAACGAGGTGTTGAGCCCCTTGCCCGATGCCCCACCGAGCGACTGCACGTTCTGAGACAACTGCCCAATGTGCGTGGCGAGGTCAGACACCAAGCCAACGGCACCAGGGCCGAAGGTGTCTTTGATGAGCGTGTTCATGGAGACGCCGGTGCGCTTGGACTGCGTTTCGAGGTAGCCCAGAACATCCACCAGACCAGTGCCAGGGTGTCGAGCAATCGTTGCCATCTGGTCGGCGTTGATGCCGAGCTTCGCCATCGCATTAGCGGAGGCCGTCGTGGGGCTCTCAATCTTGGTCAGGCCGGTGGCGAGTTGCGTATAGGCGCGAGCGTTGTTGTATCCGGCGCGTGAGGCAATGTCCGATACTGAGGCCATCTCCGCGAGGTTCAGTCCTGCGGCGGCGAGTGCGCCACCGACCTTGCCGGTGAGGGTTGAGGTGAGGCTGTCGAGTGAGCCGACGTGGCGCTGGTTGGCGAGCACCATGAGGTCGGAGACCTGAGCGACGCTCATGCCCTTAGCGATTTGCAGGTTCTGGATGCCGATGAGGGTCTGCGTGGTGTCGGCAACATTGCCACCAGTAACGACGGCGGCCTTCGCGGCGGCGTTGATGACGCTCTGCGTCTGGGCTTGCGTTAGCCCTGCCTTCGAGGCTTGGAGGTAGGCGTTGGCGATGTCGGTGCTTGCGATGCCCGTCTGGTTGGAGATGTTGAGGATAGATCCGCTTGCGGCATCTACCTGCGCCGAGGTCAGACCGGCTTGGTTCTGCAGAGCGTCAAGGCTCTCGTTGAACTTCATCGCCTTGTCAATGCCATAGGCCGCAACGGCAGCGCCCAGCCCGACGACTGCCGTTGAGGCCATACTGGTGAACTTGCCGAACTTGCCCCCCGAGGCGTCGGCAGCAGCGCCGAACTTGCCCATCTTGAGCTCGGCCTCGTCCATCTTTGCCATGAACTCTTTGGTGTCCGCGAAGAGCGTGGCAATCACGGGTGGGAGCAGTGGCATGGTTCCTCTTTAGAGTTCTTGGGCGGCGGTTACGAGTTTGGCGTAGAGCCGAGTTAGTTCGTCGTGCGACTGTTCGATACCAGGCTGAAGGTAAGGGAAGGCGCGAGTGGTGAAGCGAGGCCAGTGGCCTGTGCCGGTGTAGCCCAGTTCGATGCGTCGCCCGTACTTGGTGGTGGGAGCGGTCTCCGATACCCACGCCGAGCCAGCCTTGTAGACCTTCAGGACTTTGATAGATCGCTGGAGGTTGCCGGTGCGACGGGTGGGAACCGGCCAAGCGTCCGAGCGCCATGTCTCAGTTGCCTGCGCTTCTCGGCCACCGATGAACTGCTTGCGAGCGTTACCGGCGATGACCTCGCCGCCTCGTCGGACAAACTCTTGCGTCGCTCGCTCGACGGCTTCCATCTGCAGGCGCATAGCGTCCTCGAAGGCTCCGTCATTGACCACGATGCCACTAGCCATGAGACACCTCCTGCTCGGTGCGAGCG